CCTTGTTGTCTGCATCCAGATTACCTACATCAATACTCCATGTACCATCTGCATCAAAGGTTGTGTTTGGGCTTGTAATGCTCGCCCAATAAGCTGTACCATTAATAACACTCATTCGTGTCTCCTTTTTTTGTTAATAAAATTATATTATAGCATGATTTACTATTCATTGTCAACACTTTTTTTAATTATGTTTTGAGAAAAAAGATTCTGGATATTCATTAGATACATCTTAGAAGCCATATGGTCTCCACCAGATACACTTCTAACTTGATTCTCATTGATAGATGTATTAACAATTTTCTTTAACATCTTAGTTTCAAATACTAATGTAGCAAACACTTCATCTCCTACACATAAATTATGAAACCAGTAATCTGCTTTGGTTGCGTTGATACCACTAGGTTTACCATAGCTTTCATATTCTATTGCTATATTACCTGTCTTCAACCACATACCTCTTTCTGATTTCACTTCTATCTTTTTATCTTGTAGCATGTTAGCAACAATTTCTTCTTTTACTTTACCATACTTTAAATCTAAATCAAACTTCTTTCTATCTTCTATCTTTGGTTCTAGTGTGTTTCTTTCCATGTTACTCCTACTTTGTAATCGTTATCTAATGGACATCTTAAATTTAATGTCTTCTCAGTTTCTTTCATAGCAATCTTAGTGATACTACAAAATTCATTCACATCTTCATTTGCTACTTCAAATTGATATTCGTCATGCACAGAAGCAACTAACTTCACATCTAGTTTTTTATTGTAAACTCTCTTTATGATATGTAATAACCATTGCTTACAAATAATAGCACCTGCACCTTGAAGAAGAGTATTCAATGCTGAATGTGTACTCCTAACTTTTAAGTATCTACCATCAATAGCTTTTATCTTACCTCTTCTACTTGCATTCTCTACTTGATTTCTTAATCTTTTTAGTGCCGGTAAGTTAGAGAGAAATCTATTAATAAGAATATTACCTTTATCTCTTCCTTCTCCTACAATCTTACCTATCTTCTCTGGGCCTGCTCCGTAAAGAAAAGCATATATAAATGTCTTTGCTTGTGCTCTACCCTCCAGGCCTGCCAACTCCATATTCTTTGTATGTATGTCTCCATTCAATATCTCATCAGTATAATTTGTATCATTAAGATAATGTGCAAGACAACGTAACTCTAAACCACTAGCATCAGTACCTACTAATTTATATTTTTTAATATCTGATACTGTCCAAAGTCCTCTACATGCTTTACCATATGGTGAATATACAGCCGGTATCTGAGCCATATTAGGTGAGTTATGTGCCATGCGACCTGTAATAGTACGTAGTGTCATTACCTTACCATGTACTCTATTATCATTATCACATGCCTCTATCCAAGACTCAACCATTACTGCCCTTTTCTGCAGTAAGAAATACTTTGAAAATCTTTCTGCAGTTAATTTTAACTCAGGTTCTTTTATTTTTTTTAAAACAGCTTCATTAATAATAATATTCTTTTTATCTGTAAACTGTTTAGGCTTCCAACCTTTCTTCATTAACCTGTCTGCTATCTGCTGACGAGAACCAATGTTAAAAGGAATCTCTTTTGTCTTTGTCTTCATCTCTACAATAGTAGGTTCAAATTCTTCTAATGCCCATTGTTCTAAATCATAGATATCATCTTTAAGTGTTGCGAGTAATTGTTGTGCTTTCATTATATCAAAAGCAAAACCATTCTTCTCTTGTTGGTCTATGATTAATCTTATATCGTGTTCTAAATCTACAGACTCTTGAGAAAACCCTTCACTTTCTTTTACAAGTTCTTTGTAAACAGCATGTGTTATTTCTACATCTTGTTTACAATAATCTAACATAGCTTTATCATATTTAAAAAAGTTTACATCTTCACCACCTTTAAGCATGTTTAGTTTCTCACCCCATGCTTTAAGGCTATGACCTTTTTCTCTTATAGGATTAAATAACTGAGATAAAATTAAAGTATCTATAATTTTTTCTGGTGCTATTTCTGTTCCTAATAATCTATTGAGAACCGGTGCATCAAAAGATAAACCGTTATGCATAATAAACTTGTCTACTTGTTTTGCCCAGCTATTAAAACTATACATATTATTAGGGTCAAAAACAGTTACAGTATTAGTAGCTATATCTTTAGCTACAATGCAATGTACTTTAGTAGGATTAAAACCATCAGTCTCAATGTCAAGTATGACTTTCATGCTCTTCCTTTCCACACCAGTTACAAGGCTCACCTTTACCTACTGCCATCATACTCTTTTCTTCATCACAATAATGTTCCCACATCTCAGGTTCTTCTTTTTTATCTAACCATTCTTTATAACCATCTATCCAAAGTTGTTTTTCATTCGTTTCTTTTTCAAACGCATGATATACATATACATGGGTATCACAGTTAGGACAACTTAAATTACTAACAATATCATAATCATCTCTTTCTTCTCCATCATGGTCACCACCATGTATTAATTCTGTTCCACAATGTAAACATTTCATAATTGTACTCCTGTTGTTCCTTCTAAATCATTTTCAAAAGGATTGTCTATTTGTGACATTCTACCAGATTTTTTATCATAATGCAAGTAAGAACATACACCAGTCTCTCCTGTATATCTATTTTTTAAAATACGAATCGTTGTTGTGCAAGCAATAACATCATCTTCTGCTTGTTGATTTCTTTCTAATGCTATCACACTATCAGATAGATGAGCAATACTTGCACTACCTCTTAGGTGTGATAGAGTAACTTCCTTACCATTCTCATGACCAAGGTCTCCTGAAGGTCTTCTAAGATGTGATACTAATAATAAACCAACTCCAGTTTCTTCTACCAGAGAACGCAACTTAGTCATCAACACATCAATAGATTTTCTTTCATCTCCTTCATCTTGTCCACTAACTAAAATAGATAGGTGGTCTAAAAATATCCACTTACAATCTAAAGACTTCGCCATATACCTAACCCTGGATAGTATCTCATCATTACTAATAGAACCAAAGTGGTCAAAGGCAAAGAACCTACCAGAACCTACAGTATCTTTTTGCCATTGGTTTAATTGTTCTCTTGAGAATTTATTTCTTATCTCTTTGATATACAATCTTTCGTTGGCCTCTACGGACATAATATTAAATGCAGTATTCTTTGTACTCTCCTCTAATGCAAGTATTCCTATATTGTCATTAGAGTTTCTTAAAATATGATGCATTAACTCACGCATGATAGAAGACTTACCCATACCAGCACCGGAAGTAAATGTAACTAACTCTCCAGTTCTCATGCCATATGTTTTTTCATTCATGGCACTCCAAGGATAGGGTATAGTTTCACAATACTCCTCGTCATATAAAGTATCTCCTAGCTTTGCTAAGTTCATTATGCCTGCCGGTGTGTAAGATTCTGCACTCCACCAGTCTTGCACAAAGTCTTTGGCCTTACCCATCTTTTGATATTCATTTGGGTCTTTGTGGTCTAGTCTAACTATCTTACATTTGTTAGGTTCGAATAATTGAGCAACCTTTTGTGAGGCCTCAATTCCTGGTTTGTCTGTATCAAAACAAACAACTACATTTTCAAAACTATTTAGATATTCTAAGTGTTGTTTACAATTCTGCACTGCACTTTGAACTCCATTCTTTATTGATACTACTGCCCACTTACTACCTAACATTTCGTAAGTAGACATGGCATCTATCTCTCCTTCAGTGATAGTAATATATTTACCACCGGACTTAAATAAATTCTGTCCAAATAATAAAGCATCTCCCATATCTCCTTGAGACCATATTCTTTTACCCTCTACCTGGCGAACCTTTGTAGCCACATGACTACCATCTGCATTATAATATTCATAGTAATGATGAGATATTACAGAACCATTTGTTTTTATCTTTGTTCTATATTTTCTAGCAGTTTGTTCTGATATTCTTCTATCACTTATGCTACCATAGTCACCAGTACTAGAAACTTTACTTGGTATTTCTACTACTTTGTTTTCCATCTTTGCCTCTCCAACATTGTTAAATCTTTTTTGACAAGAAAAGCAGAAGGCATGCCCATCAGCATGTATGTTGTAGCCATTGCTAGAACCACATGAAGGGCACTTACCTCTACTTATCCATTTACTTTGCATTAAAGTATTCCTGCGTTACTTAAACCTATAACAGTATATATAACTGTATACCATAATAAAAACTCTACCACTTTATATTCCTTTCTAGTTATTTAAATGTATAATATATCATCATAAATATAATATATAATATCCATAATGAAAATAAAAATATAAATATATTTATTAGTATAGTAAATATATATATTATATAATTATATATTATAGTAATTAATTTCATAATGTCAAGTAATATCTTTCAGAGCAGTTTTATATAGTTCCTCTGCTGAATCAATATCTAAACCTATGCTATTCTTACAATCTAATTTAGCATACATTCTCGCTTCTTCATTAGAGCAACCTTCTCTTTTATACTCCTTAAATAATTTCCTATACATTTTCTTTTCGTCTTTCTCCCAGAGATTAGTCATCTTAATTCTCCTAATAATTATATAATAAAAAAAATAAACTTGCAAGTAATAATATAGGGAAAATATTATTAACCCACAAGTAATCTATCTTCTTTGGTTTTTGAAACCATCTTCCGGTAGCTTTTAATCTTCTATCTCTATCGCTACTCATCTTTTAAATGCTCTGCATCAGGCATCTCTGCATCTCCTAACCAAACTCCATCAGAACTGTTAGTTAATCCTTTACCTCCATCTCTTTCAATACCTAATGCTCTTCTTAATTTATAATTTTCATCAGTTAATGTTTTAATTCTTTTGTTTGCATTAACTAATTGTCCTTGTAAATCTTTTACATTTTTCTCTAGTATATTTAATACAACTGGGTCGTACATTTTTACCTCCTGGTTAATAAATAGGCAAGCAATACAATAAACATTCCTACTACTATGCCTCCTAAAAAATAATATAATATAAAAACTTCAGTCATTAATGTATCATCTCCACTCTTACTCCTTCTTGTAAAGCAATATATGTATTGATTCCCCAATCTTCTAAAGTTTCTAATGCTTCTTCTTTACTTTTAAATTTTAATATATGGTTGTTATCATCTACTAATTGGTCAACCGGAAAGTTCTCCTTCCAATCACATTTCTTTATCAAGTCAGTTGACCTAAATCTATAGTGTGCTATCATATACATTCTTATCTCTCCTTCTATTATATTTCTTTTTGTTCTTCACAATCCTCTGTCTATATCTTGTGTCAAGTAAATTTTTTGCTACAAGATTTGGTATCTTAGATATCTTTTTTATTTTAATCATAAGGGTCTATTAACATTATACCATAAATATTAATTATGTGCAACTACTCATCTTTATCCTCTAATAATTTTCTACCTTTTACTAATGCTCTTTTTTCTGCAAAGGATATTACTTTTTTCTCTCCTGATATTGAACCTATCTTTGGTAGTTTAGAGTCCTCCACTAGCTTTATATCCGGTTTAAACGATACTTCTTCTCCAAAAAAGTAATCCTCTAAGTCATGAAATCCTCCTATGTGTAGAAAGATTTGTGGTACAGTAGTATGTCCGGCATTTTTAAATCTCCTAACCTTCTCTGCTGTATCTAGTTCTCTCTCCTCGTATGTTTCGCCGGCCTCGTCTAATAAAGACTTTGCCTCTGAACAATAGATGCAGTTCTTTTGTGTGTATATAATATATTTAATCATCTGCTGTATCTCCTTCTACTATTTCCATTTGTGCATCATGTCCATATTCAGTACCTTGATACACACCTATAATATCTACCTCTTTGCCACTAGGTAGTTCATCTATTTTTATTTCTTCACCTTCTTTTATAGGTATACCTACTTCTCTAACTGAATCTTTAACTTCTTCTTCAGTAAGTTTTTCATCTGACTCTATCTTATAAAATCTAATATCATTAGACCATTCTTCTATCATATATGTATATTTTTTATTCATCATCTTCTCCATAATTATTTGGGCAACAATCTTCACAATAAATTTTAAAACTTTGTAAGTAACCTACAAAGGCATTTGTTTTTTCTCCACAGTTATCACATTCTCTGTCATAAATTGTGTCATCATAATGGTCTTTACTCATCATCATCTTCCTCCTCTACTTTGCTAGGGTCAAATGCTTTTGGGTCTGTATGGCATACATAATCACTATGCCAAAACTGTTGGTACTTACCTTTGTTTGCTCCATAGTCGTGTATACCACCTTCTTTCTTTAGGTCATAGTGACTAATAGCTTCTTGAAAAGCATCTTGTAATCTTATTATATCTCCTAGATGTATATATTCCCATGCACCTTCATTGATTGTATCATCTATCTTCTTTAGTTTATTAATTAAGGTTAATGTTACTATATCTATTGTTGGTTTAGTGTTATTAAACTTCTCTTCTATATTTTTTAAGTTATAAGCATATGAAAGTATATCCTCTTGTGTATATCTTTCAATAGCATTATCTCCTACTAATGATTCCATTAGTTGTTCATATTTTTCTTTATACGTCATCTTCATTCTCCTCTATATGTAATCCATAGTTATCTTCTAGTTCTACTCTGGTTGCTTTTTTTCCTATGGCTTTTACTAAAAACTTTTCAGCATCATTAACAGTATTAAAAAGAATAATATCTTTTTTATCAT